AAATCTTCTCGTGACGAGTTCAGCCATAAACGTCAGAGCCGGCGATTTGATTGCCGGCTCCGCTGATTTTGTTACAGTTGGCGAGATTGCTCTCAAGATGGGCGCCAACTAGGTGCTCTAGACTGTCCTCAACGATCGGTTTGCACTGTGACGAAAATTGTTCGTGGCGGCCAGACTGGCTCAGCCGATAACCTGAACAGCTCTCAGGGGACGTTTCGCTCGCAGATCGCCGCCATCACTGATGCCGTTAGGCAGCTTGGCGGCAACGCTGAAATCGCCCCTGGCGCCGTCGTCAATGACCCCTTGAGCGCACCGTACGTTCTTTACGTCAATCCATTTACAGGCAAGGATACCTTCGTCTCAGGCAGCTATAGCACCAGCGGTAGCGCCACTGAGCGCATTGAGTTGCAGCGCCTGACCTGTGGTTACACCGAGGCTCGCCCGTTCAAAACGATCAACCGAGCCATCATCGAGGCCGGAATTATTACGGCCAAGTCCTATTACACCAGCCCGCTTACGAACAACGATCTGGTCAGCATCGTCCTGATGCCTGGTGTGACCACGATCTACAACGGCACTGGCGCGGCATCTGTTTCCGAATGGAGCGACGGCAAAGACCCCACCAACGCTGAACTGACCGAGTTCAACCCCAATTCTACGGGTGGCGTAATTTTGCCCAGAGGCGTGTCCTTGTGCGGCCTCGATCTCCGTAAAACCATCCTGCGCCCGGACGTTGTTCCTGCTGTTGCAGATGAAGCGGCCGATGCAAGCAACCGCCGGGCTGTCTTCAAGGTGACGGGCACAGGCTACTACTTCGGCTTCACCTTTATGGATAAGGCTGGCAGCACTGCTAGCCATCACTTGCTCGACGGCTTTCATTTTGCAAGTCAAACCGAGCTTGACGAGTTTTACACCAAGATCCGCCAAGCCTTCGGTGGCACCAACAACACTGGCGGTCTTGATAACGCGCTAGCAGTCACCAACATCAACGAGTACCAGATCACTGGTCCGCAACCTGCATCTGGCTCTCAAACGATTTCGACCGACACCACCACGTCGGCCAGTCCCTACATCTTCAACATTTCGATCCGTAGCAACTATGGGATGTGCGGCGTCTATGCCGACGGCGACAAGCCAACCGGCTTTAAGTCGATTGTGTTGGCACAGTTCACCGCCGTCAGCTTGCAGCGTGACCTGAGCTGTTGGGAAAAGTATTCCGCTGGCAGTTGGGGCGCCTTTGCCGATTACGACGATTACATCAGCACCAGTCCCGACAATGTGCGGATGGACCCCAACCGCCGGTCGTTCCATATCCGCGCCGTAAATCAAGCTGTCATCCAAGAAGTCTCAGTTTTCGCAATTGGTCAAGGCGTCCACCACTGGACTCAAAATGGCGGCGAGATCACTATCACCAACAGCAACTCAAACTTTGGTGGTTGTGCTGCAATTTCTGAAGGCTATGGCGATACCAGCTTCGTGGCTGATACTGATTGGAATACCAGTCTGCTTAAGGTTGCAGATAATGCTTCCGGTCTAGCAAACAACATTAAGCGCATATATCTGGGCACAGTCTCGGCGATCAGTGCATCGGAAATCACGTTGACCAATGCGCTGGGCGAAAGCACTACTGTTGGCGGCGTCCCTGACATTGTTGCCCGCGATGGTTACACGCTCCGCGATGGCAGCTACGTTTGGATCGAGAATCCGCTCGGCAAGGACTGGCGGAGCACGTTCTCCGCTACCGCTTGGGAGGTGGCTGACCCTGATGGGTTGAACATCACCGCTGCTGTCGAAGATGAAGACGGCAACACCCCTGGAACGACCACGGGAGGCGTTAGCAACGCAGTCGGGAAACGTGTCTACATTCGGCGTTTTGTTGATACCCGCACCCCAGAGCAGCGTCGCTATACGCTGAAACTTGCCAACACCAACGTCAGCGCCCGTCTGCCGATCCGGGATTATGTTCTACAGGCCAACATTGCAGACGCAAGTATTGACAGTGAGTTTTCCGCTAGCGAAGTTCTGTTAGTTCAGGGCACTGGCGTCACTGAGATTTCCGGCGCACAGGTCGCCGCTGAGGTTATCCTGCGACGCGGCAATGCAAGCGAAGCATGGACGGCTAATACAGCCTACAAAAAAGGGCAGACGGTTAAGTACAACAACAAGCATTTCACCTGCAGCCAAGACAACAAAGACGCAGCCTTCACCGCCGGCAACTGGCAGGAAAGCTACGTCCACATGGCGTCAGATTTCAATCCTGAAGACTTTTACAGAAACGAATCTCCGATCATCACCTTTGATGACGATCAAAGCGGAACAGATGCTTCAACCACGCTCGGCTACAACTTCTCTACGGTTTGGACTTCCAATGCACTGGTGCGTGACCAGCTAAGGAGCGGCACGGATTATCTGTCTCTGCATCTGTTTTTGACGGCTATCGGCTTTAGCTCGGCACAAGCGCACACAATTCTGACACCACAAGCCGATGGCTCGCGTGAGCTGGACCCTGCTGTTAGTGCAGACATGGGCGGGTATGTGCCTAGTGGTGCGGCTAACAGTTTGGATAACTGGGCAGTTGAGTTCCGTCGTCCCAGTGTCATTCGGATGTTTGGACATGCTTGGGAATGGGCGGGCTTCCTCAACTACACCAAGGCGATTCCCAAGTACCAAGGCCAGCTTTCTGCCCAAAACAAATTTACTTATTATTTCACCAACGTTGATGGCGGTCGCGTTTATGCAACCGGCTTCAACGAAGAGGGCTATCAAGTTACACCACGCGGCTTGGAGGATATTGCAACCGGCGAAACCCTTAGTGTCGAAAACCTTGGCGCGAACGACATCACGCTCGACACGCCAACAGAGTTAAATAATTTGACTCTAAATGGCACAACAACGATCAACGACTCATTAGTCGTCAACGCAACCAACGTCACGCTATCCAGCGCATTTAATGCCACAACAACGCGACCTGGCGTCGGTGAGATTGCCAGCATCGCAGAACTCGACAGCAATGCTGCATCTTCCACAGATAGCCTGCTAAACAGTGAAGGTGCAAGATTTGTTACACCTGGCGGCTTGAATTATTGGAAAAACCAGAATCGCCTTGTTAGCGCGCAATCCGGCACGCAGTATGTCTACGTTGATCCCGTTAACGGGTTGAACGTCACAAACATAGACACTTTGCTGGCCGATCCTCCAACAACGTCTGCTAAGGCTATCAAGTCGATAAAGGCAGCCGCTAATTACGCTACTGCAGCGTACGGCCCCAGCCAGACTGTTGAGTTTCGGATTGGAGCTGGGCTCTATCTGGAATCTGGAGTAATTACATTCTCGTTCATTACTCGCATCCGGGCGTGGAACTTCACGACAAACAGTTATTTGAACGACAATACTAATGGTGGCACAGAACCATTTGACGCTGCTAATTTCAAAGATAGTTCAAAGCAGCCAACATTCATTACAAGATTTTCCCAAAACCAGCTTTACGACGGCACAGGTCAAACAGCGCTAATCACATATTACCGAGGGCTTGATTTGAGATTTGAGCAAGACGCGCGCGTGACTGGCGTTGCGTGGTGGGGTTCGCAACAGACTCTGAATAGCAGCGCAGTGCCTGATAGTTGGTTTGTTAGCGGCGACGATAATTACGTTGCAGCCGATCGGACAAACGCAACCAATTGGCGAGCTTTGGCTATTGCAGACTATGACAATGCCTTCAACTATTTCCTGAGAGCGCAGGCTGTTGATGCGGCCAATATCGAGGGCACACACGGGCAAATTTATGGTATGCGGACTTATCCCGTTATGACTTTTGAAAGTACCGGCACTATCAGCAACGTTGCAATCGGCGCAATGGTGCCAGCTGATGATGAAATTGCAGGGCAGTCAAATAACATTAGCGGCATAATTAAACTGGGACCAGAATCTGTAAACATCGCTGGCTTGTGTTTAATGGGCAATGTCAGAGTAGACAGCTCCCAAAATACCGGCACTTATGCTGGAATAAGATTTAGAGCTACTGGCGAAAGTGCTGGCTCTTACAGTGTGGCGACTTATGAGCTAACTGGATTTGCGAATATTTTATTTACGTGCAACAAAGCCGCTGAAATTTCCGTTTACTTTGGTTCGGGTACTCCTAGTGCAGGCATTGTCGGCACAAATACCCGTGTTTACAACAATTCTTGGTCTAACGCTAGACTATTTAACACCGAATCAACTCCGGCTATAGCCAGCAACGTTTCGTCCGCTGCTAGTTCATCTTCATATTGGAAAGAGCTGGGTCCAGCTTTTAACGCAATTTTTGATCCATTTTCCAAGTTCTCGGGTTCAGTAGAGCGGAACTGGACAACGTACTGGGTAAGTCCTACTGGTTACACCGGCTGGGAAGGAGTGTTTGGCAATTTCAATAAGGTTAATAATTCAACAGCAAATTTAAGAACGACTGGACTATTTGAAGCCAACAGACTTCAAATTACGGACTTTGGTTTAGACACCCCAACCACTATATTTAGAGAAGCTGGCAGCGGCGATCTGCCTGCAATCGATTCCGGAGTGACACAGCCAGGAGAACTCGGGAGCTACACTAATTTTGACGACTTAAACGTTAGAGTGCGTACTATCAGAGTGGGTATCGACGTAAATGCCATTCGCACCGCCAATCGAACCGTTGTTCTTTGACCTGTCATGACCTATTCCTGGACCTTCAAAAACCTTCTGGTCGCCTCTCAACAAGGCGACCTCAGCGAGGTGGTGGTCAGCGTTGACTACCGCATTGGGTACACCACAACAAAACAGCAATGGGCGTACCACCATGGCAGCGTCAATTTTGCACCGGCTGATCCAGATGTATTTACTGCATTTGATGACATTACCGAAGACGACATGATTGCATTTGTGGAGCAATCGCTTGGCAGTGAATTAGCAGAAATTAAAGCCGCATTGGAGCAGCAACTGCTAAACCCGATCACGGCTAAACCGCTGCCGTGGGATGTGCCCGTACAAAATTCGGTAGAGTAGTGACACAACGGAGGTATTCCCGTGGCACTCAATCTTATTCTGAAAAACAGCAGCGTTAGTGGCAGAGAGCCGCTAGCTGCGCAGCTCGCCAATGGCGAGCTGGCTCTCAACTACAACGCAGACGGTCCATTTCTGACCTGTAAGGACACGAACGGTGTGGTGCGGCGCATTACTGGCGTGTGGGTCAACGCCAGCCCTCCGGCCACCCCCACTGGGGGTGAATTGTGGTTTGACATTGGGAACACGCCTAACCAACTTAAAATCTGGGATGGCAGTGCATGGGCCAGCGCCCTCCCTGACGAAATTCCTGTCAGCAAGCTGGCTGATGGTTCCGCGCGTCAATTACTGCAAACGGATGCGGCTGGAACTGGCGTTGAGTGGACTAGCAATGTCGATATCCCTGGCACATTAGATGTAACTGGTGCCGCGACGTTTGATAGCACTGCAGCATATCCACTTGGTGCTGCAACCACGCCAAGCATTACATTTACGGGCGACACCAACACCGGCATCTACTCCCCCGGTGCAGACCAAGTAGCCATCTCGACTAATGGCACGCAGCGAGTAACCTTTGACAACTTCGGTAACCTGCTTGTTGGTCTAACTTCAGCAGCAGGTATTGGTGGAACTCCTGCCGATCTCAATAGCGTTGAAATAGGTAGAGGTTATATAAACATTAGTCGTGATGATACGGCGGCTGCTGATCATATTTTATTTGGGAAAAATGGAAGCATTGCTAGTTCTATTGGCA